TATGTTGGATTATCATCAAAAGTTTCGGGAAATTAGGGGTGTAAAACCTTAATTCCCGAATATAATACGACAAACCCCTATGTATGTTGGATTATCATCAAAAGTTTCGGGAAATTAGGGGTGCAAATCCTTAATTCCCGAATATAATACGACAAACCCCTATGTATGTTGGATTATCATCAAAAGAAATAAGACTTAAACATATATAAAAAACGCAGAAATTTAAACACGTTGTCGTGACGTGTTCATTTTTTAAACATATAGATCAAACACAAAGAGACTCAAGGCTTACGCCTTGATAAAACATACATATGAACAGGGTTACTAACAAAAAATGTTGGTAACTTTGTTCAGAAATAGTTTTTTCATTCATCACCTACATCTATGCCATGGGCCCTTAGGACCTCCTTAAGTTGCTCTTCGCGGTCTTCTATTGCCTTTTTAGAGTACCTCTTAAAAGACAGAAGAGCGATACTTGATAGGCTCAAGACGGCGGACACGGTCCCGATTGTTGCCTTAGTCGTATCGTCAAGCAATCCAGGTATGGCAATTAGCCCAGTCATGAACCCAGATGTTATAATGGCTAGCTTACTTAATGTCACAGACGAGTTCCCGCAACATCTAAACATACAGATTGAGCACCTGAGATAATCGTCCTCTGTTCCCTCGACATCCTGATAGATGTTTACGAGGTTCTTATCAAGATTACGATGATTGCATGAGTCTCTCTTACCGGATTCTAAATCCTCTTCAATGTTACTCGCAGTAACTGAAGTTGTTAATATCATAAAGATGACAATAGAATTCTTCAATAATTTCATAGCCCTAGTCCTTATACTATCATTGTAGTATTTCATGCTTTAGTTAATAATTAGTAAAGAAATTGAAAAACGGACAATCGCGGGAAGACTGTTTCGTGTGTCCAGAAAACAAGTGTTTGACAGATAGTAAAAAAAGTATCGTTTAACATTGACTTTCATTTCCAAAAAGTGTTTATTGTAACCACAGGATAAAAATGGATCAAAACAATGAAAATTGGATACGCACGTGTATCGCTCAAATCACAATCTCTCGACCTTCAAATAGATGCTCTTAAAAAATACGGCTGCGAAAAAATCCTATTGGAAAAAGCAAGCGGCGCTCAAAGAGATCGACCACAATTAAAAGAAGCACTTTCACTTTGCAATGATGGTGGTGAACTCGTTGTTTGGAAACTAGACAGATTGGCAAGGTCAACAAAACAACTCATAGAAACTGTCGAATCGTTAGATAAGAGAAACGTAACTTTCGTTTCCTTAACTGAGGCCATAGACACAAGTGGCGCAATGGGTAACCTTATCTTCCATATATTTTCAAGCTTAGCTCAGTTCGAGCGTGACGTTATACGTGAAAGAGTTAACGCCGGACTTCAAGCAGCACGACTAAGGGGACGGGTCGGTGGAAGACCAAGGGTTATGACAGAGGAAAAGATACAGGTGGCAACAACACTTCTTGAAGATGGCAAGATGATTGTTAAAGATATATGCAAACATATTGGTGTATCAGTCGCCACGTTTTACAGCCACTTCAAAGGCGGTAGGTCCATGCATGGTGACCAATGAGCATCATATCATTAGAGCTAGAGGCTAAGAACGAGGAACGCAATCACTTTAGGTTCTATCGTTTGGATGTTGAAAAGGACCTATTTAACTATTGGATGTTAACTACCATCTATGGACGCATCGGGACAAAAGGAACAACAAAGAAATTCGCTTTTAAAAATGTAAGAGAGGTAGAAGATAAGATAAAAGATATTCTTAAAAGGAGAAAAAGCGCACACAAAAGGATAGGAACAAACTACAATATAAAAGAAAAGCATGACCCACACGGGTTATTAAGAAGCGCATAGAAGGTAAAGAAATGGCACATTTAAATAAAATAATGGTAGTTGGTCACTTAGGACAAGACCCAAAGGAAACACCCGCAGGATACGCGAAGCTATCCATAGCAACATCAGAAAATTTTAAAGATAAAAGCGGTGAACTCAAACAAACAACTCAATGGCACAGTGTAATCGTGTTTAACGAACACCTCGCTAAGTACGCCTTGAAGTCCCTAAAAAAAGGAATGATGGTTTATGCAGAAGGAAAACTCACCTACCGTGATGCAGAGGATAAAAAAGGTGTTAAAAAAACTTATGTCGATATCATCATTGGTAAGCAAAATGGTGACCTTAAAGTAATGAACAGACCAAAGGAACTAGAGAACCAACGAGCACAACAACCAAAACATAACGCAGACAGCGTTGATAAATATTTTGATAGGTATTGATATGATTGCACAACACATCTTCAACTTCTTATGCTGTATATGTTTAGCGTATATTTGTTTTAAAAAACATGTTCATTCTATGCGATTGCGCATACTAGAAAGAGAATTATTAGCTATACTAAAAGAAAAAGCAGGAAGTCGTTATGATGCTCTTAAGGAAATTTATCAAGAAGATGACCGGTAGAAGACGCTACAAAACCACATGCATTCAAAGCGTCTTCGGTCTTAAGTTAGGGCGTTGAAATCCTATTAACCTCATCAACGTAACCATCAATGACAGCAGGAACTTCTACAGCCTTAGCACGCCTTGAGAAGCTGAAAGCGGTTCCGTCATTTTCCCAAGTAAATTCTAAGCGAAATACCTTAAGTCTTGCATTGCTTTTATGACGCAGCATCTTCACCTCATGGCAATTGAAAGCGATGCCTTCATTTAACAGAGGGTTAACGTGAGCTTCTATTTCTTCTTTTGTTCCTAACATTAATTTTCCAATTGATCTTTAAGTTTATATATATCGTCTAGCCACTCCCAAAGTGCCGGACACTTTTCTTGAGGATAGCAATAGGTTTCCAGCTCCTGGGCCACGTCATCACTAGGTAATGGGAAGCTTGGGTTTGAAACTACCTTAGTCGTTTTCTGTGCGCATCCGCTCAAGCAAATCACTAGCGTCATTATCAGGACGGGACGCAATCTCTTGGTCATTCTCTTTATCCTTTAATACGATTTCATAATGAGTCATCTTCTGCTCATCTATTCCTTTTTGCTTTGCCATATTAAAAGCAAAAGCAATGATAGATAATATAGCTACAAAACCAGTTATTAATATCCAAGTTTGCATTATCTTTTAGTTGCCCTTTTAAGCCACCCTACTATAAAGTTTACACGATTTTCTTTGTCGTTGTCATATAATTCTAAGTAATACTTTGACAGGTTGGCAATGATGTGTGACAAGAGCTTATGTTTGTCTTTGTGATGGTTGATCTCTTTGATCGTCTTCCATCCAATAACGCCATCAATGAGTAAATCACTACCGGAATCATTAAGAGCATTTTGTAAAATGCAGTGGGCACGATAAGAACCTACGTTGATTGACATATCTAAAATCTTTGTTGCGATCCTGATATCTTTTATCTGACCGTATTTGTGCTTGTCCCACCAGAACTTTTTATAAACACCTTTTGCATCTTCGGTGTCCATGGCCTTAATATCATTACCATCAATAAGTCCGTCATTGTTAAAGTCACCATACAAACCAAGTGTCTTTAAAAAACGAAGCGAGACACCGTAGTTTGTGGCACCTCCTGGATCGGACTTATGATCCACATAGCCCCCTTCATTTTTTAGAATGTGTAAGATAGCTTCTTCAAACATATTATACAGGCTTTGGATATTTAGATTTAATAACCAAACGCTCAGCCTGTAAATCATCCCTAGGAACGTTATTGCCTTCTAAAACGCTTTCCCATAGAGCAACAATCATATCATCTAGTGCTGGGTATTCGTTTTGCCTTTGCGTTTTATATAAATCTTTATATTTATTTGGGCGCTCTAATTCTCTTTGATTATATTCCTCAATCTCTTCGGGACTTAGATCAACTTCCTTACCATTTCTCAACTTTTTCATATTATTGAACTCCATAAAGTTTAAAGTTTCCGCCGGCTATTGTTCCAGAATCCATCAGAATTCTAATGGCATTCACCGCGGTTGTTGTCGTATTTTCACCGCGTACATCTTGCGCAGATGAAGACACAATCCCAGTTTGAGTATCTCCGTGGACAAATGTTTTATTCGTACCCGCTGGACTAAGCAGCCATAAATTACCTGCTGCCGCCTCTGTAGAAACATTACTAATTTGTATAGTTCCCGCTGTTGTTGTAATTGGGATATATGAATTTCCGGTTGATTCCTCAGCCGTTGTTGTAAGTGAATAAAAGTTCTTTCTCTCGTTTCTATATCTATATGTATTTGTTGTTATCCATGACACACCATCATCTGTTGAAAACTGCAATCTAAGGTATGAGTCATTTGTACCAGCATAGACACCAGCAAAAGTTAGAAGATAACTGTTATATGTAGCATCAATAACACCGGTGAATTCAACGCTAGCGGCAGCAGCGGGTGTCTGGTCACTTAGAAGAACCAAGCTGCCAGCACCAGCACCTAACTCAAGATTTCTCCATGCTGCATTTCTATATATTTCAGTTTGAGAAGCTGTAGTATTAACACGTAGATCACCATCAACAGGCGCGCCCGGTCTTTGAGCTGTGGTCCCAACAGGAACTTTTAAAGCTTCTGTTCCTGTAAAGTCTCCATTCGAGAAGGAAACATTGTCACCCGTTCCAAGGCCAAGGGTTGTCCTAGCATTAACAGCAGCAGCATCATCAATAAGACTTCTACCGAAAGCAGTAATATCACCTTCAGCTGCCGTTCCTGTCGCTGCGCCATACCAATACTTATCTGCTGCGGTGAAGTTAGGAATATCGTTTGATCGACCTGCACCAATAACATCAATAACACCGGAAGAAACATGAGACCTATTAACAATTCCAACCTTTTGTATTAGAGCCACACCAGTTGGCTTTGTCGTTGTTAGGGTATTTCCGGTCGTGCCTGTTTCAGAAACATATAGTTCATCACCGGCTGCAAATGCTGATGTATCAAAATCAGCTATACGACCAGAGACAACCACTTGTCCTTCTGTGCCTGGTTCTATAGTTGAGTTAGCAATACCGATAGCTGGCATAGTTCCGGACACACTAGAGTCAGCGAACTCAACATTGATAACATCGTTACCAACGTTATATCCACTAATGTAAACAGCGTCACCTTTGTTAATAGTTCCAGCACTTCCCTTACGTGCATTAACAACAAGCTGTGTAGCATCACCAGATGCTCCGGTTCCTGACGTATTACCAATAGTTGTAATAAATCCATTTCCAGATACTGCTGAATCAACAACGTAACCTAAAAACACACTTACATTGGGAGACAAGGGCTCTGTGTCTGTATACCCACCAGCCGCCGTTGAAGATAACCACATGGGCGCACCATCCGCAAAAGCAGATGTATCAACATTACTCACATAACCAAATTGAGTTACGTAACCAAATGAGTTGTTTTCAATATCATGTGTTGCTGCGCCAATAACTTTTGATGTAGCTGGATCATCAGCTTGTGCTAAAGCAATTGTTAGCCTATCTTCTACATTCTCTTTACCAGATGCATAACAGATATTACCGTTTGAAATCGTTGCTCCTGAATTGTTGTAAACACGTATCCAGTTCTCTTGCCCGATCTGCAATTTAGTATCTGCTTCATCATTGTAGAAAGACAGCGCATGATCTGTTGAATCATAATAAAGCTTTCCATCTTCATGGCCTGGGTCTGCCTGTGATGTTAAAACAATAGGAGATGTAATTACCGTATCTCCTGTGCCGTGTGGCGCAAGTGTGATATCTCCATTGGCTAATGAGACTAAGCTATTTCCATTAACATCAACGTTAGATTGTAGTGTTGGGCTTATGTAATCCGTCCCATCAACGGCAATAGATTGTACACCTGTTCCGGTTGTGTTCTTCACAAGACCGTTTGCTAGGGTACTCATTGCTTGTTCGCTTGTGAGCGTTCCGTTAGGGGTTTGGGTGATGTATGTGGCACCAATAGGCGCACCTGTCCCGCCAGTTAGGACGGAAGACCATCCACCGTTGACATAAACCTCAACATCTTCTGATCCGTCAGTGTTACCACGCATAACGATATTGCCAGGAGCGCCACGTTGCGCGGTCGTACCCTGTGGCATAATCATATATTCAGTGCCAGGACGTTTTAACGTTTTGCCATCAGTTCCAGAAAATAAAACCACTTCTTTATCAGCAGATGTTGCTGGTCCGTCAATACCTGTTGCCGTAGAAACAGCAACCGAACCATCGGTTGCACTAAAATAAAGATACTTACCTTTTCGATCATCCGTTAGAGGAAGAGTAAAAGAAACGGCGCTAACATCTGTTGGATCGGCAGGGTTAAGATGGATAGAGCGGTCCGTATCCCGCCTAAGCTGTTGGTCCAATTGAACGAGTTTGTTTAAGGCTGTGTTCACTGACTCTTTCGTAAAGTCACCAGCTCCAGAGTAGTTTGTTGAACGAAGCTCTGGCAAATCACCAGCAATGATAATAAGGTCGTTCAATGTTGCACCAACAACTAACACAACGTTACCACCGGCTTGAAGACCAGCACCCGTTACCGTGTAATCCGTTGTCAGTGTGAGCTGCGTAATAGCTCCTGCCCTAATTCTGTAAACATCTAAGTCACTTGTTTCATAAATAGGGAAGTCATAGGCAAAGGTTGTTTGTGCCGCTGCCGCCGTGTATGTAACGAACCTATCGTTCTGTGGTATTGTGATTGCCATGATTATCCTCCACTCATGAATTTCTTAGTTATAGGATCGGCAGCCCTACGTTTCTCTTGTTCTTTTCCAAGTTCCAACTCGTATTGCAAAACATCATATTCTTCTACTAATTGCTCTTTCGCCGCTTCTGTATAATCTTTAACAACTTTTCTTATGTAGGCTTGTTGTTCCTCATGTGTTTCATATATTTCAAAGAAACCGGAATCCGTTAGGTCTGAAACAAGATAGTCCATATAAGTCTTCATGTTCATACCTTCGTATTGAGATAGTGTTACTTCTTGCCCACGAAGTTGCACAAACCTAGAATACATTTCTGCATGATTATCAAAGTCCTTAAAATTAATAGGAACGCCATCAATAGTAATTTTCTTACCAGGCATTGAAATTGGGAAACCATTTTGAAGCATAAATTCATCAGCAGGAGAATCACGCTCTTTACTCATATAAATTGGGTTAATGGCTATGTTTGAAAAACTGCCGATGTCCCCCATAAGACCTTCTGGTGTAGGCACACTTAAGGGGATACTCTCCCCCCATATATTACGCCTGCGAGGAACTTCTTTTGATATCCCTGGTATACGTGCCTTTAGGCCATCTATCATATTTGTGACCATTTTGCTTTCTGGATCAAGACCACGCGCTATTGTGCCAACGCCGGCAGGAATAAGGCTAGATGAATAGTTTGTTAGGAACCTTTCACCATATCTATCCGGCTCAGTGATGGCTTCTATTGTGTCAGATACACCCTTAAGAAATGTTTTTCCAATAACTTGGTTTGCTACCATTGCTATAATTGCGGTTGTTGTTTCATCTACCTTTTCCTGTTCATCAATATCATATGATTCATAGTTTGTGAGTATTTCAGCCATATCAGCACTTAGACCAACAAGGGTTGCTATGGGCTCTAAACCTTCATAACTATAATATGTATCACCAATCTTTAAGCTATAAGGCTTCCACCCCATAGATTGTAGATGTCTCCTTTGATTCATATCAGTTGGCCCGCTTCCTGTTATGCTTCCGCTAAGGGTCATATCGGTAGAGATTTGCATGATAGTTGTTCCAAGACCGATCTTAGATAAAGCTTCCGCTCTTTTTAATCCACCAGCAGCTATATCCGAACGGATAGACTGACTCGCAAAAGCTAACGGTGTATGCTGAAAACCATACTTAAAGATGTTTACAGGTGTTCTAAAGAATGGGACCGCAAATCTAAGCATAGGTACTTTTGATAGAAACTTTTGCCCTAGTTGTCCAGTCTCTCCTAGAGAATTAATAAAGATATTATACTCAGCAAAATCACGGACAGCATCAGATGCTTTAGGATTTAAATTGTTTGTAAATTCTGTAACAAAATCTGACAACTCTTTTCCTTTAAGTCCCCTATCAATACCTTCTCTTGCCCCCAGAGAATTAGCGTGACCTCTTGCAAGCACAGTCCTAGCGAACTCATCACCAGCGGCTAGACCCTTTCCAGCGTATGCCATCGCTCTACCGTAATAATCCATGGCATAAGCAAAAGGTGTCATTACAGCATTAGGGTCTAACTCTTCCAAGCTCGTTGCTCTTACCCTTGGCAACTCAACCTTACCGGTACTAAAACCAGTCTGCCCCGTCCTAAAAGCCTTTGCAGCATTACCGAAAGCATCTTTAAAACCTCTTACCATTCCTGACGCAAGATAAGGAACTTCTCCTAATTGAACGCCAGATTCAGGAATAAATGCTTGAATTGTACGCTTTGGTATTTCTGCAAGTCCCGTTAGTCCAGAGCTTAGAATATTCCTAATATGAGTTGGCGGACTTGTAAGAAGGCTTAATGTCCAGGCTTCCCTAATGGCGTTACCTGTTCTAGCAAGGGCGGTTTTCTTTGTTAGAGAATTCAATTGCTCAGTTGTTATTTCACTACCAAGCTTAGATATTTGTTTTGCAAGCTCTACTGTATCCTTAGAGCCACCATATAAACTTATAACCTCATTGAGAGCTTTAGTATCAACACCATCTGCATTGGCTGGAATTTTCCACGCATTCAAAGCGCGTCCTGATTCTGCACGAATACCTGCTATCTCTGCTTGTGTTGCATCATGAATAGCCATGATTTTTCTAAAGTTGAAAATGTCTATCTTTGACGCATCAGGAAGAGATGCAGAGCGTGAAGCCTCCATCAACTTATCAGTAATATAATAATACCATTGCTTTGCTGCTGTGATTTCCTCAGCATTAAAAGCTTGGCCTGTTCTTCTTTCCATCAAGGAATTAAAACCATTGATATCTTCTGCTGACTTTAGGGTTTGCTCGTGCGTTCTTACACCACGTGTTGCCTCTACATTCCTAAGTTTATTTTCTTCAACAAATGATTTCATGACGCTTTGAATGTCGTCAGCGTTTTCAATGCGAGAAAGATTAACAACTATTTCTTTTTCTTCCCGTACGGGCAATCCGCCTTTCTTGGCTAACTTCTTTATTTCTTTATCGCTAAGACCTTCAACGTCTTCAACGGATTTAGAAACCTTATAAACTAAGCGCTCATCATCTATGTTACCAAGTATTTCAGTTTTCCTTTTGATAGCTTCTTGCTCTGCTTTTACTATCTGTTCAGGACTTAAAATTTCTTGAGTCGGTGCTTTCCTTAGTTTTTTCAAAACTTTTACACCTTGGACAAAACCTTCTGTAGCAGCTTGTAAACCAGCACCAACAAAGGCTCCTTCGGCTGCCTGCTTCATTTTCCCCTCAAGGAAACTATCATCCTTATCAGCAGCAAGATATTCAGTAACTGGATTTGATAGAGACGGGAATGATTCAATGACGTTTGATAGCCTGTCTTGCTGTTCATCAAAGGCTGCTACTTCCGCAGCAGACCCTTTTAATATTCCCTCTGCTATCTGACCCGCTTTTGAAGCTGCTTTTGTTGCACCAAGCCCCTTGGCCAATTTGCCAACAAGACCAAAACCAGTCATAAACTGTGCAAGATTTTCTATTATTTCGCCTGTTACAGTGGGAAAGGTAGGATCAACATTTGGTATAGAATATTTAGATTCCGTTTGTGGAAGACCCATAGCTTCATTAAGATACGTTCCTGCTTTATCTATGATGGTAATGGACTCATTTAGACCAGTAATAGCACCTCTTAAAGCAGATTTACCGCCTGTCATTAGTCCTATAGCTATATCAGCACCAAGGGGAAGCTTTGGCGTTTCTTTAACTGTATCGATGGTTTTATCTACTGGGGCCGTTATGCTATCGGTACGGTCGACCTCAGGGGCTGGTTGCTCACTTACAGATGGATCAGCATCAGGCTCCGTTTTCTTTAGTTCTATATTTTCTTCTGCGACGTTCTCATTGATTTTTAAATCATCGACTATGGAATCAAATTGATCTCCAATATCTGCGTTCGCATTATATTCCCAAGAGTCGCGATAATTTTGTACATCTTGGTTGATACTGTCAGGTGTATCTACAGTTTTTACAAATGTATTTTGCTCAATCATTATCGTCTCCTAGCTTTATATTCTTCAAGACGTGCCAACTTCTCTTCATTTTCAGCGGCAAGAGCCATCCATTGGTTAAGAATTTTCATTTGTTCTATAAATTGAATATCATGTTTTGCAGCCTCCGGATTCCCTGGCCACTTATCCCTAAAATATTTAACGGTCTCTTCCTGGGATTTAGTAACATTTTCAACAGTCAGACTTTTTCTATCAAACTTGAATCGTCGTCCTGGACCATATAAAGGTGCCTTTAGAAGCGTCTTATTAACTTTTGTTGAAAGATAAGGTGCTGCTGTTTCAGATGCTATATCGTTTGCCTCTTGCCTTGAAGGCTCACGCCCTTCTACACTTTTGAACTCTTCAAGTTTGTCATTGAGTTCACGTGACGCTTGGGCATTTAAGGCAAGCTCGTCTTTTCTGTCGCGTGTTGGCGCTTTTGCGAGAAGGCCCGTTAACAATGTTTGCGCTTCTGCGGCAGGCGTTTTAAACCCGCGTTGATCTTTCACATTTATATCACGAAGCGTTTTAACATCTTGAGCGTTTAATCTTCCTTCGCTCATAGCTGTGATTGCCTGATCTGTTACATCGATACCGTTAAAAGCATCTGTAGCAAGTTTATTATAGGTAACGCCATCTGTAATAACCTCTTGCGCAATAGACATTTTCTTCAAAGCCCTAAAGTCTTTAGGTTCTAAGTTACCACGCCATTTATCAACATCACTTGCTTCAAGTTCCCCTTGGTAAGAACTTGAGTAGAGCGTATTAGCAACCTCTTTAGCAAATCCCTTCATGACTCGCTCTTGATGTTTTTCCATCTTATCGGTAATAGAAAGCTCGTTCCTCGCTCTAGCGATAAGTTCTTTTTCAACCTTCCCGACAATGGCAGGATTAAACGCAGCTTTTACAGGTACGTTTATAATTTTTTCCCCATCATGAAGAGGATAAATAAGCCCACCAGAAGACCAAGCCTTTAGAGCTTGTATCTTATTAGGCTGTTGATCTAACCACTTTTTAGAAGCTTCACTTAACATGACTTCCTTTGCATTGGAAATCACTTTTAATTGTTCTTTTGGTGAGTAAAGCGGCTGACCATCTGGTCCAACAGTGCTTAAATTATCATTGAGTGATTGAAAGTTTGTTTCCAAAGCATTAAGAGCTTGAGTCTTTCTGACATAGTTTTCTTCCGGTGATAGTGTGGGGTCATCAATCAATAAGTTTTCTGCGCCCATTTGAATATCAATAAGGATTTGATCCCTATTTTGAGAGTTCGAAACAATAAGTTCATTGGTTAGAATCTTGTTTTTGTTTTCAAAAGCTTTTGTAACAAGAGGTGTAGAAATAGAGTTATAGAGTTTTCTAAAGTCTGACCGCCTTTCAAAAGGGATATCCTTAAAAACACCATCTGCATATTGATCTATTTTCTTCTTAACAAGATCAGGATCATTAGGAGATTCATTATAAATAGCATTAACGTTCTGACGTGTTTGAAGTTCAAATTTATTAGCAAATATATTATCCGCCTTTTGCTGAAAATTCTCCGCTATCTTTGCCTGTGCTGCTGCCTCGTTATCAAGTCGATTAGCAATAGATTCATCAAAGGAAAGCTGTGGCACATCAGCGGAGATAATGTTTTGTGATTGTAAAACTAAATCTGCCATTATATACCTCTTAATAGTGAACTAATTGATTTTGAACTTGTTTCACCAAATAGTTGCTGCACCACTCTTGTTCGACCGGCTGACCTTTCAGCACCAGCGCCAATTCTTAAAACGTCTGACTTTGCTTGTGCACCAACAGCTCTCATTTCTGCATTTGATTCAGCAAGTTCTATATCACGGCCAGCTGTTGTGATATTCCTAGCCGCAAGTGCTGTTGCTGACCTAGACCCAACATCAACACCACCGGCGGCCATTGCTGCATTGACACTTGAAAGATTGTTAAGAAGTTGTTCCCTTAGAATATTCCCTTGCTGAACTCCCTTTAGGCGCTCTTGTCTTGCTTGTAGTTCTTGTTGTCTTGCTTGCATCTTCATCATATTACTTTTAATGATGCTAGATTGATAAGATGCGTAAGCTGAGGCTCCGGTACTTAACAAGGAAGCTCCTGCTTGAAATGACTCCGCATTTCTTTCAAAGAAAGATTGGGTGTTCACAGTTGATGGGGTTGCTGAGCTCATTCTACAGTCACCTTTGATCCAATGGATAGAACCGTCATCGGTAGAGGGTCATCCTGGGTTATTGTTATATAGCCGTTATAATCTGGTCCGCTGTTTTGAATACCTTCAACCTTAACAACACCTGAATACAATGGGTTGGTTGCATCAAGTGGGTTGATAGATTCCTGTAATCCAAAGAAAGAAACTTGGTTACCATTAATTTTCATACCGGATGTTTGATAAACCCGTGCAGTAACCTCAATCAATTGCTTGTGCCTATCTAAAGCAGGTCCAACGGTTTCCGGATTCTCATAGGGCAAACTCTGGAATGTTGGGACAAAGTTCAATCCAATTTCAGCATAGGTTGTTGCGTTACGCTCAATGGTCACAGAGCCACCGGCTACAGTCACATTTGCTAATACGTTACCATCAGCACGAACACGGCAAGTTTCACCTTCAAGATGGTCAAGACCAGCAAAGGTTGCTGTTGGAAGTCCATTTGTAAACTTCAAAGCTGAATCTGTATAGGTATCAAAGTCAAACTTCTCTACGTAGTTGTTCGCTTGACCGTTTACTGTACGCTCAACAACGGCATACATAACCGTGTTGTCTGTTGCAACATTCTTAAAAAGACCATCTGTTGTTGCTTTCGTAAAACCTTTAACGTTTTCTGCCTCAAGCAGACATCCAAATGTTAAGGTCCCATCGCTATTAACAACCATCATGTACGATGCTTCTTCATCGTTTGTTACTTTACGTACGGCAAGATCAACGGGTGTCTTGATTAGGTGAGATGAAAGAAGGCTAATGTTGGTAACGTCATAAGCTTGTTCTGCATCTGAGAAAAGGAACTTACCAATAGAATGGCCGCCATTTTTCATGAAGAGAGTCGCCCCATCAACAATGATCGGCTTCAATCCAGGCTCTGAACCAACTTTAGTTTGAGACATAATACTTGGATTGGTCGGCGTAATAGGTGTTAGACGGCTTTGAATGATTGCCGCCTCTCCACCTGTTGTAAATATTTGAAGTGACCTATTGGCAACAAGGCTAACGATTGGCTCGTCTTCATCTAAGTCATATTCAATGGCATCTGAATCCCTTAAGGCTCCAATGTCAAAGTCAAAGAACTCGCCTGTTCTACTTCCCCAAAGTGTTCTTGGACGGGATAGGCTACCACCTATCCATAGACGTTGTTGGAAGAAAGTAGATGATCTTGGCCAACCTCTCGTTGCAGACCAAACAGGTTCCCACCCCTGTTCAAAATCCCATGTACCAGCGGCCATTGCTGTTGTCGTGTAGAAAGGAATTTCAGTCACAGCACTAACAACTGTTGGCGATGTATAGGTAACGATACGCGCACGACCACCATTGCCTTGAACATATTGACCGACAGAGCCAGCAGCAAAGGTTGCACCTGATGCTGTTAGAGTTACCTTTCCGGAAATCGCACTTGGTGTTAGTGTCACGGCCGGCTGAGTAACAGCAGGAACGAAATTATACCGACCAACATTACTAAATATTGTTGTATTAAATGTCCAGGTCGTATCATCGAATCTCTTTAGGGTATGAGGTTGTACATTCTCTTGAAAGAGAATTGCTGTATCACCAGATTGCGTTGAGTAAACAGTTGGTATATTCGCCGTTAGATATGCAAGTGCCCTTACATCTGTTTTAAAGACACCATTACGATAAACTGTGATGTTCTTATCCGTTAGGAAAATCACATAGGTTTGCCCAATGTTAAATTGAAAATCAATACGCTTTGCAACGGAAGTAGCAGCGCCTTCAATCCAAACGTTGAATTCAGATAATGAAACCTTATCAGTGCCAAGATCAGTTGCACCTATACGAACAAATCTAACATATCGATAATTACCACGAACACGGACGCGCTTAGTAACATCTGTTGTGCTCATACTTATAGCAGCACCAGCAGTGACCCATGCGGCATTATCCGTACTCACTTGTACAAAGAACTCTGTCGCATTACTAAGAGTTGAAAGAGTCGCCTTTACAACATCAACGCAAGCAATATCCTTTAACGCTCCAAGATCATAATGAACAACCACATAAGGATTTAGAACACCTATGTTAGTCGTGGTTAAAAGAGAAGTTGCCTCATTATCATCATTGGCATTAGCACCTGTACCACCATTAGGTGCCGTAATTGTAGGTGTGGTATCACGAGTGAGCTGCCTATGAAGACGATCAATATATAGCAAACCAGGACGGCGCTTAAATCCACCCTCAGGGAGTGAAATAAGGTTAGTCATATCAGAGGCACCGGAATAATAGAAATCAGTGTCTGAGCGACCCCAAAGAAGGGGATCAAGTTCTCCTACCGTAAACCTAGACTGTACTTGCCTTAACGCCATTAAACAAACCTTGTGCTAATGAGTTCAAAATCTCTAATGGGTTCTGCTGGACGCTGCTTGCTATCTACACTCATAGCCTGCCCATACATACCACCGCGTCCATTATCATTTGGGTTCCCCCAAACTTTAACTTGCAACTTGTTAATCTTTGTTTCGTCCGTTGGGATGTGTTCTGCTAGCTCAAGAGCAAGTGCTTTAATGGCGAATTGGACAAACCAATAAGGCCACCCTTCCGCAATGACATACTCTTGATAATCTGCCCAAAGGGAAGAATCATCTGCAAGAACACGGTTACCTACGAGGTTATAGTTTTGAATAGGAATAGCGCCGGCAGACCCGCTTGCGTAAATTGCATTAAGCCTTAAGAGGTCACCTGGGAGCTGATAAGCATATGTGTATTCATTAACAGGCGCAGTGACTAAGCGTCCAAGCTGAACCTTCTTTTGAATGAAATACCATGGATAAATAGAAAGAAGATAACGGGAGAATGTATCCCACAAATCACCGCAAATTACGGCTCTTTGGTTGTCATCAGTAAAGGAGTTAATGGAACCGAATCCGATCGTGTTCAATGCACGAGAACATACCTCGTATTTTGTAACGGCCATTAAAAGCCTCCCTATAAAGTGTTTATTAAAGGAGGGGCGAACCCCTCCTTAATTAAGCTTCTGTAACAATGATCATGCAATAAAGTTCTTGAACACCGGTAGAAGCACCTGTGCTAATAAGCCTTACTGTTTCACCAGCAGCAACACCACCGTTTAGGGTAACCGCAGATGACGTATCTACATCACCTTTAGCAGAACCAGCATTAGCAACAGTAAGCGCACCACCAGTAAATGCTTGTGGTGTCGTATTATTTCCAGAGGAAAGGACAGCATCAGCAACGGTAATAGCACCACCAAGAACCGTTACATAACTTGTAACTGTACCAGCAACACTTGATACAATATCAACGTTACCAGCAGTAGCTGCGGCACCAAGAGCACCACCAGCAGTAGAAACGTCTGTCATTGTACCAAATAAAGCATACTCGTTATCCTTAAGACGGATAATATGCATCAAGTCATTGCCTTTATAAGCAACAACAAGCTTTGCTTTTCCTTGTAGAGCCGTATAAGTATCATCCGTTGCACTTGTAAAAGTTACAAATTGGACTTCGATTTCGTCACCCATGGAAAGGCGGGACTTAATGTCAGCAAAATAATCAGTAGCTGTAACAGCCGCTAATGTATCATCAGTACGGTAAATATATTTTGCTGGCGCGTGGTCACGACCTGATTGGTTTCCAACGGGATAAAATGTTGAATTTCTGTAAGCCATTCTAAATTATCTCCTTATTAAACTGCGACTGATTCGTCGATTGTGATTGAAGAAATACCTTCGGCATCAATAGCAACTGAACCAAGAGCAAGTTTACCGTTAACCAGCCAAGAAACCTTCTCAGGAACATAGTTGATTTCAGTTTTCCTATCGATACCAACAGCAACACCAACAGCTTCTTTATGCCAAGCTAGAAGTGTACGGTTGTTGCCTGCTAGAGTCAGACCACCTTCAGCACGGTCTTCGATCAAGTGGAACTTGAAACCGTAGAAAGTATCGATTTGACCAGACACAAGAGCCATAACACTATTGTAATCAGAAGATGTTGCTTGGGTTGTTCCAAGTAGTTGCTCTTTAGCAGTAGCAGACCAAGCCAAGTGACGGTCAGAAGATGGAACACCAAGGGCATCCATTTGCTTACCAATGCGGCGTAGCTTGCCCATATTAAAGGCGTTTGATCCACCAACACCAACGGCAACAGTATTTGTTGTACCGGAAGCATTCATTGCATCAATAGCTGATTGATCCCAACGGCGACCAAGAGCACCAGAAACGGACATAACCAATTCACGGCGTTCGTCAAAGTTGATCTTTTGTTGTTGGAAGATATCGGAATATTCAGGTGCTACGTAGTCAGCAAGTGTTGCTGTAGCTGTTGAATAGTCAAGACCCATAGGAGTCACATCCGCATGAGGCGTATGTAGTCCAGCTAGACCTTTTGATATTTTAGTAAAACGATGTGTTGAACCAATAACACCATTCTTGGTGCGTAGAGTTCCTTGTAGTTTTGCCATCCCTTGATATGCTTGCTTAACTTCTGCGTCAAACTGAGCAACAAAGGCTGGAGCTATGATTCCAGAAGACATTCTGTCTCTCCTTTATTTGTTAAAACCTAAACTAAATCGCTTCAGATTGGCCTTGGACATATAAAGGGTTGCTTAAAAGCAGTGGGCCGAATGTCTTTCGGGTTAGAAACATACGAGAATATGCTCGCACATTACTCGTCTTTCCGAGTCGTCAGCGGGTCTTGAGGGAAGATAGGCCGCGTATTTAAAGAATACTACACAACTATTATTATGTTAACTGTATTTTTGTTGATAGTAATCAGTAACTTTCTTTTGCAACACTGGATCACTTGCATACTCAGGGCTTGCAATAATCTTTTGTATTTCTTGCTCACTAGGTGCTCCATCAATAGGGGAGGACACTTCAGGAATAGTCATGTTACCGGCTGCTTGACGATAAGCATTTATGACACGAATCTCTTTAGCACTCATTCCCATGTTTTGCGCTGTCTCGAAATCTTCCTTGCTAAGAACACCATCATAAAATAATTGTTGGTTCCAGTTCTTGATACCTTGGATTTGGCCTTGCGCATTATCACCAAGCTTTTTCATCTCTTCATCACGGTAAGCCTTTTGGTCTTCTTCGCTTGGTCCTTGTGGCTGAGACATCTCTTGAAGCTCTTTGCTATTCATGGATGCTTTCATGTAACCATGAACGATATTTTCAAACTTTTCTTGATCTAATCCGTTCTCAAAAGCAACCTGCTTAAAGATATTGAGTCCTGGGTCATTCTCTGGAATTTCAACCCCTGTCTCTTCTGCCATCTTTGTAGAATCAATCTGATACGCATCAGGGCTTTCTGGTGCCGCAGGTGCTCCCTTAGATAACTTCTGACGTAGTCCTAAAGCTTTATCTTTTTCTTTCTTATATTCCTCAAAAAGGTCATTCGCCTTAAACGTTCCGTTCTCCTCGTCCCAAAACTCTGCTGGTAAATCTTCCGGCCGTTGGAGCTTAGGTGTCTCTTCAGTCTTTGTCTCAAATACATCAACACTTGCATCCTGTTCTTCACTTGGCTTTTCAAAATCTGCTTCCGTTGTTCCGCCTAGCATTCCTGTTTCTACTGGTGCTTCCTGTGCTTGTTCTTCCATGTGTAATTATTCCTCTTTTTGCTTTAAACGCGCTTCTATTTCTCTAATGATTGCATTCTGTCCCTCTCGCCATTGGGCGTGGCCATCCGTGTAACCAGGGAACCAAGACGGAGAATTAACAGTAAACCTTTTGAAATAATCTAAAACGCGTTTCCCATGTTCAGTACTAAAGGTTGCTACGAAATCTTTATTAAGCTGTAGCCTCTCTTTACGCTGTTCTTTGGATTCCTGTTGTTCGGGAGTCACTAAAGACTCCCAACCTTCCTTCTGTAGCATTCATTAACCTTCCTGTAGTTGTTGTTGCTCTATTTCGCCTTCTGCCATCATTTGCGTTGCTTGTGCTGCTTGCATATCTGACATTACGATTTCTCGCTCTTCCTTGCTTCTTACAAGATCAACAGGTGCTCCGATCTTATCGGCGATATACTCACCTACTTCTTCCATCTTAAACATCATGTTAGCGGCTTCTGGACCTGCCATTTGGCTATAGAGTTGCCAAGCTTCAACAACGCTTTGTACATCTTCAATGTCTTGCTCTTTAGCTATAGGGCTTAAGACTTCAACCTCAACAAAGAAGTTATCGACTGTCATAAGTTCCTTAGGGATGGCTATCTCATTGCGATCAACCAGAATGTGGAGAATGTTAGTCCATAGGTGTTGGATAAATTCTTGGTTGATGGGTCCAAAGAACACACCTGTTGTTTTGCGGATATTACTAATTCGCTCAACGATCTCAGTTGCTGATCGAACAGGTCCGGTATCAGGTGGTAATTTGTCATCAAATAACATCTCCTTAATACTGGCTTGTAAATCCTGAACAAAGAAGTTCTGTGCATTAAAGTTACCAGCCGTTGGCAATGGCGCAATGGATGGACCATTTGGGCCAGAGTTCCTTGAGACAGGAATGAAAGTACCAGGGTTTAGAACAAGGTTATTGGGGTTAACAATGTCGTTATCGGCAACGGTATAGATACCAAAAACCGAAAGCTGAGCACTACGCATTGTGAGCTCTTTAGCTTTGTTTAATGTTCTTAGATCAGGTGTTGCCTGGATGAATGGACCCGTCCCATAAACATCTATTGGTGACTTGTTAATACGTGTCACAATCCAAGGGTTAAATTTATACTGACGTTCAACAAGGCGCTCTTTGCAATCCTTCTTAACGATATCGTAATAGGTAGCACCCTTAACGGTGTAAGACGCTTCGATAAGTTCTATTTCTTGTGACCCGTCATCCTCTATCATTTTTTTGATTGAGTCTGAAATCTTCGCATCTGGCCAAGTTTCTTGAATGGTTCTAACGGGAACTTTGTTAGTCCTAAAGACAGCGCCAACGGTTCCAGCAGGTCCCTTCTCAATAGCGACTTCCTCAATGGGAGCAACAACGAACCTCATTGGAACTGGATCATCATAAGGGTTCGGAAGGGTAAGCATTATTCCCGTTCCGACTCCAAGGTCAGAATAGAACTCAGGAACAATCCCGTTAAAGTTACTGGAGTTTAGAATCGAAAACCCACGCTCCGTAGCAATCTCTAGCGTCTGTGCATATTGCTTATACTGGTCACTTGTTTCTGGATTATCCTTGAACCCTTTAAAGGCAGGACCAAGTTTAAGATTCACCCACTTCTTAAAAGGCGGTGTTATAGAAGCTTGCATGTTAGTAACGAATGATTGAGCCGCACGGATTCCCGTGGAGTCAAATATCTTGTTCATACGTGATGAGCCTTGGGTCTGGTCTCTATACAAGTTACGAGCTGGTATAGTGTACTCATAAGCGGCTTCATGAACAGATCGGTATAGGTCTTTCGTTGCTACGGCTTTGTCGTATCTCTTAATGAGTTTCTCAATGTTTTCTCTTGCCATACCCTGTTGTAATCCTTATGAGTTTATTACCCTGTTGTCGCTCTTTCGCCACCGAGACCAACACCTGTTTCATCACCAGATAACAAACTCCTACGTCCACGAGTACGTCGTCGGCTCAACTCATCGGATTGCTCCCTTTGTAGTCTTTCTTTTTCTGCTTGTGCTGCTTGTTCTTGCTGACGTTGAAGTAATGATTGTTTATGGAGTGCTTTTTCTTGTAAAAGCCTTTGTTTTTTAGCTGACCGCCTGGCTTCAACTGCTCCATGTACAGCAGCACCACCACCGATTGCAGAGGCCGCTATTGCTCCTATTGTAGCCGTTTCTAATCCCATTAATTCTACCCTTTTATAATTATACCACCCTGCCTTTTAAGATACTTAAACAGTTGCTTTGGTGTAATAGACCAACACCATATATTTAAAACTGTCTTCGTTAGCGTTACGCAGTTATATAATCCACGAAAACGCCACTTCTTCTTTCGGCTTATAGGCCTAGTGTATTTTACTATTTTACATCCGGCAATAGCTTTTACTTTGCGAATAACAACATCTACAGAATGATTTTTGACATTTAAATTAATCGCATGAACCAAAGGATCAATTACTAAAGTTTGATTATCAGAAATTGGTGTGAGTAACAAAATATGTCTAAACTCACGGGCTGAGAAAAAACCCCAAGCACTTGGCTTATCCATTCCACCAAAGAAACAAACATAAAACTCTCTTTGTCCAATATCATTTACACGTGCCATGGGTCCCACTTCTGTTGTTGTTGGATTGGTGCTCTCTTTTGAACCATAAGCTTAGGAGGTAATACCTTCTGAGAGAACGTTAGGGCTAGAGCATCACCACAGTCAGGGGAGCCCTGCCGTGACCTTATATCCTTCTTGCTTTCTAAGATGAGCTTGTCAGTTGATGCTTCGAAGTCATATTGAAGTCCTATGAGGTCCTTAATGAGGTCTGGATCATTGGGAATATCTCCCCCTTCTGATAACCATTCACGCATATTGTACCACATTTGCGCCCTGTGATTCTTAAGCATTGGGTTATCAGGAGCAGCCCCAGAGTTAACACCAATGAACCTAATGTTTAGTAGCTTACAGTGGTCAACCACACTTGCCCCAACACCTATTTCATCAATGAAGATGGTGCAGCCTGGGAAGGAAGACGCTATCTCAGCTATCTTATGAGTGAGTTGAACTCCGTTAAGTCCCGTATATTTGTTAAGTACGAGCAAACGCCGACCTTGCCTAACACAAATAACGCTGTTGTCACCATCACTCCTAGCCACATCAACGCCAACAATATAAGGGAAATCTTTTTGATCTGCTGCATTGCGTTCTATGGCCTCCTCAACCAGGTGTGACGGGATGAATTGCATGGCTGCACGGCTTGGGAACTCTCCCTTAACACGCACAAGAAAGAAGTCGGAGTCCTCTCCATAGTCTTCTTTCCACTGTTCAATCTGGGCTTGGTTAGCCATCTTTGCCGTTCGGCTATCAATTCTAAACTGCTTCCAACGATGCTTGAACTTACGGAAGCATTCACGAAAGCGCCCTATGTTCTGGGTCGGGTTACCAAAAGCAAACCACATGGCCCCTTCCGTTGTCATGGCCCCTTCTACAACTTCCCATATCTTATCTGCAATACCTGACGCTTCATCAAAGATAACAAGAACGTTCTCTTCATGCATACCAGCAAAGGCTTCACTCCGATGTTCAGACCAGGGGAGAGCTGCCGCAAACCATGTCTCAGGCTTTTCTTTAAGGTAGAACTTCGTTGCTGTCCACTCAAACCAATCATGGTTGATAGCGAGTTGATGCCACTTAGATAGCTCACGCCAGGTCTTGGTGTTAAGCTGTGCTAATGTGTTGGCTGTTACGAGAATCTGAGGGTTAGGACGGGTAGAGATGTACCAAAGGATGATCCATGAGGTGAGTGAGGAGTTGTGAGTGACGATGAAATCATTGGCTAGGTATAGACCATCTTTGTTTTCGACTGTTACACAACGACAATCCGCTTTGCCTACGAACTCAATTCTTTTAATACGATTATGTGGCTCTCGTTTTACTGTGGCAACATAATCATTGTACATATCCTTTTTTCTTTTAAGCCTAAAAGGGTTTATATTGTTTGGCAGATTTATCTTAATACCGTAAACGTCAAGCTTACCTTTTATGATGCGGCCATCTTTTAATTTGGTAGTGATGGGTCCTAATTTAGAATAGTTCGCCCTTCCGCCAAGAGACCTAACAATCCAGATGATATCATCTCTAATACTTTTTGAAGTTGTCGAAAAAGTGACATAATATCCCTTACGGCCATCAGATGTCCTTGGTGCTATTGTTCCGTCACTGTCCATGAGACCACGTAATACTTCTAATCTTACGGAAGATTTATTGTATTTATATACGTTAGGAACAAACCTATTATCGCAAGAGGACCCCATAAGGCCTAGAGATCTGAGCCCATTAAGAACCTTATTCGATCCAGGCCTTGCATTAGGTCCAGAAGAAATATGCTTGTATTTCATTTTTTTACCACGGAAGGAACATCCTTCTGGTAAGAGAGTCTCTATATAATCATGATGCCCAATTTCAGCGGAATACACATGTATTGTGTTTGTGGTGAAACTTCCATTGCCCAATAAATATCCAATAAAATAAGGGTTCAGAATGGTTTCTTCGTTGCACTCATATTCTACAGGTTTGCACATAGGAACGTGATAGGAGAGGTGGAGATTCTCACTGATTTCTTTTGTGTCAACCACCCTATGGCCTCTATGTTTTTTCCTATCAACCTGTGTAGTGACTTGCCAAAGATGATCTGCGCAACAAAGGGTTGATCTTCTGTCATTGAATGTTACGCGGTAGACGTCCTTTACGCCCTGTTCATGGATAGCTATAACTTTCTGAGACTTACCATCAGAACCAAAGATTTCATCGCCTACAACGAGGTCTCCAAACCGTTTATGACCTTTTGGTGTCTCTATAATTGTATCTGAAGGTTGCGCTTTTCCCACCCCGTGCCCACTTGTGACGGCCATCTGAATAGCTTGAGGGTTACCAGCTCTTATCTCATCCCTTACGAGATTGAGAAGCTCCTTCTGCCATTTGTCCGGCCCATCGTACTTCTCTAGTGGTGTTCCTGGCTCTCCCCATGGGAAAGCGTATATGACGAACTTATACGGGTCATCCCAGAACTTAACGATGTCTTCTGCTATTGTTGCCATCATATTCCCTGTAAAGAATAGTTATGTTATTTTTTTATTGCTTCAATTGTTTTATCTAGAAGATTGTGAACATAACTAGTGTCTTTATTTTCATCCATTACGATAATTAAATCTAATCCAAGTTTCAATATCTGCTCTGGAGTACCATAACACTTGCTTTCCCAATATCCCTTTAAATCCATTAGAGAAAATGGTTTTTCTTTCTTCTCGTGACAATAAAGGAGATAAGCAATCTCCCAATCTCGTCTTGTATTTCCCATAAATGTCATCTCTTTATCCTATCTTTTATCTGTTATCTTCACAAACCAAGTCATAAACGCTGTAAGCGCATCCTTAATCATGCTGTGTTTCTCTATATGTCCAAGACGTTTTGTTGTATCAAGGTAAACAACTCTCTTCTCTATTGTGATGGCATCTAAGAAGGCCTCTTCATCCATGGACTTTATCCTATTGATATCCTTAAAATCCTTAAGAAAGTCCTTTTTGTACATGTACTTACCTTGAGGCCATCTAAGCGTCAACTATACAACTCCTTAAAGCTTGTATAGAAGCCCTTGAGCATATCCATATCTTTAATAGTATTTGACCACGTAGCCATATAGTTACCGTATTTATCAATGAACTTGATCCTTAGATAGTCATAACCTCTTCTAAATTCAACAGCATGTCCATCATCCATATCTAATGCTTCAATAACAGATGAGAAGTCTAGAGGGTCATAGTAATTTAATCCCTTTAACAATTCTAACCATGGGTCGGGCACCTCTACAGGAGATACTTTTCTTTGTAGCTCCGAACCTTCCTGTCTCATTTCCTTGTCTACCATTTCTTCTAAGGATATTTCAACTTCTGTCAGAGAGCCATCTTCGTTTAACTCACGAAGAGGATAATCAGGATGAACAACGTATTGCTTACCTTCGAAACAAATAGTTTTTCCTACGTATTTTGTTTCTGGTCTCTTAAAGCTTAAGATGCTACCAGGCTCAGGACTGGGCTTTAGCTTAGGCAAGGGACCCAACGGAGGTTTAGGAATAAGGGGGATGATTCCTTCATCGAGGCATTCTTTCAAAGGAAGTGTTAGCCTCATGTTTTCTTCTGCAAGCCTCTTACAGAGTTTCTCAAGTCGCCTGACATCAGCCTTCAATAAAGCATTCTCGTTGATTGCATCGGCAGCCTTTTTCTTGTGTATAGCTGTCTCTTTGGATAGTCTTAGCTCTAGGTCTCTTTCTTCCGAGTTATATTTAGCTCTAACACTATCAAGGTATGGGGACAGATCAACACCGTCTTCCATCTTATCCATGATGATCCTAGTGATTAACTTTGTTTGCGCTTCGCATGTTGCGCTTAACAACTCAACCTGATCTTCTGCACACATAGATGCAATGGCTTCGCCTATTTGTCTGTCAGCTCTTTGTCTGTGCATTTCTCTTTTTAGATCAGCCTCTAGCTCACTTATAGTTGCCTTTAGGCAGTACTGGCATTCACAAGGCTTACACTCGTAGCAATCGCATTCATCCATTTGCAATCGTCCTAATAAAATTTGCCGTAAAACTTACATCGTCATCCGAAAGAGTCTTAGAAACCTTCTTGTAATAAATAATCATATCTTGAAAATCCTGATTAGAATTTAAAAACTCAACTAAAAACTTACCAGAAACAGCACTTATATCACTTCCATATTGTTCGACTGGATTATCCATAGTTATATCCTTCATATTTTACCCTGTTGGGCTTTGCTGAACTTCCGCTTACTATTCTTGTACTTCTTCTTAGGACTCTCTATGAACTCAGTTCCTTTAAATTCTCCTTTAGGAGCAATGGATACCTTTAGTTCACCATCAACAAACCTAACACTTACATCACAATCAGTATTAGTTTCACTTAACCTACAAGCTATGGAATTTAAAACATCGTATTCTTTATCACTCATCTTCTACCTTCTTCAATCTCTTGTTAGCGGCCTCTTGGACCGTTGTTGAGACGGTAACTTCGTTAGTGACTTTGTCCCTTCTGGACCACCCAACGGAGTTCATTGCGTATAGACCAAATAATCCCGTATTGTATTCTTTATTGTTTACGTTATTTCTTGCTTGTTTCTCAAACCAAATCTCTCTAGACATCATTCCTTTAGTAATAGTGTCAGAAAACTCTTGGTTATTCTTCTTCCAGTCATAAAGGGTTTCTCTACTGATTCCGAGCTCATAGGCAACCTCTAAAGCTGACCCTCCTTGGGACATAATATTATCTACAACAAGCCTAGCTCTGTCTTGCATTTCAGGCGTTAGCTTAGTTGGTCTTCCACCTGGATGTTTCATTGGGGGAGTCTTAGGTGGCTCAATAACGACTTGAGCACCGCTTTCATTTATTATTTCGTTGATTCTTCTTCTTTGAATTGGTTTTTTCTTTGGCTTAGGACCTGGCTTCTTTCTTTGCTTTGTCTCAGTCATCGCTTCCCATTTCTTTCAATTTTTTCTTTAGTTTCTCGCGCTTTAAGTCTAGCGCTTTAATTTCTTCTACTATGCTATGTGATTCTATACTATTATCAATAGAGTTATCAACTTTTATTGGTTCTAATTTGATAATAATTTTACCACCTTCTACAACGTCACATCTCTTCATTGACAAGTGGTCAATATCGTAATCATCCTTAATTAACCCGGCACTTTGCAGCGAATCCAGGAGACATTTATTGATATTATCGAGGTCCCTTTTTCTTTTATCCGGCGGGAAAACATCTATGTGTAACTTAAGCTTTCCTTCTATGGGCTTTGAATGTCTGAAATTATACATCACAGCTGCTCTGTAGCCCTTCCCCTGTTGGTTTATATACACGGCTCCGTTTTTCTGCCTGGCATAGTAGTGGTTTATGCTCGGAGGGTATGGCAATTCCTTCTCTATCATATTCTTCCTATTTTAACGCTCAGACACCTTGTTTACTTATTTAGGTATCATGAAGCATTTTTTCCTATTTAACCCCTGTGGTGGCTCTCAGATCGATTCTATGAGGATTTCATTCCTGTTATTTCATGAGCAATTACCTTATAGTCAAAACTATTAAGAATGCTTGAAACATTATCCTCAAACCATTCATAAGCCATGCTTGTAGCTACAAAAAACTTCAACTTTTTAGGATCAACCTCTTCAAAACTCCCATGCTCGATATAAGAATAGAAGTTAGCTGGGCCTATCTTTTCCTTAATGATATCACAAATTTTAGCATCAATACCTGTACGTTTTTTATACTGATGGGTATCTGATTCCTTGATCTTTTTTGGAGGCTCAAAGTCTGTTGGAACCATAGAGGTTCTACGCCCAACATATTCAGACCAAAGCTTTTCCCATGTCGTTAACGATCTTGGGGTGTGGTTCCTGATATAATACTCCAAGAAAGCGCCCTCAACGGCCTTAACCTTATCTGGCTTAATCCTAAATCGCTTCTGTGCTGACTCAAGCCAAGAACTAGGAACCCTATCCAAAGTTAGAAACTTACCAGTTTTCGGCTTATGATCGTAAGACATAACCGTTTTCGATCTCTCATCAGATACCTTGCTCGTAATTTTATCCTGAGAGGTACGATCTTCATCCTTAAAATTATCTTTTAAATTTCCTTCTTCCGGCAGCGAGGAACGAGCGGACGTTTCCGAATGGGTGCTCTCTTTATTATCAAAAGAAGAAGAAGAATTATTATTAAAATTATTATTTATTAGCACGGGATTATCCGGTTCAGGGTTTTCCCGTTCTGGGTAGGATCGTTTGATATCAACGGTTTGACGGTTTTCTTGTTCGTTGGAACTGTCGATATTATGATTATCCATAACCGGATTTTCCCGTTCTGGGTCAATCCCTTTATTATCAACGGTTTGAGAGGAATCTTCTTTTAAGATAGGTTTCTCGCGAACAACCGTTTTATAACCAAGAATTTGACCTAGTTTGTTACGAAGTTGTGTGGATTCCATGTAACCGAATTTCTCTAATTCCTTGCATCCAGACACTAAAGAATCCATGCCATCAGGTGCCTGCTTTACAAGGTTAGATTTAACGATTTTCCAATCATCTTTAAGAGATAAAAGGTAGGTTAGTAATCCCCTTGCCTTCCATGAGAGTCGAGTATCTTGAAGGCACATTTTACTAATCATTGCATAGGGATTATCACTATTTTTTTCTTCTCTATAGAATGATGTTTCATTTTTAAAATTACTCATAAAGATATGTTTCCTGTTGTTAGAATTGCGTATGACAACGCGGTGCGAAGCCTCTCTGTGCTTACAGAGTCACGCGTTGTGTGAAAATAATCAATGATTAATGATTTTTTATCTTGATTAATGATGACAGATTGTCTAATCATTTAGATAACTCCTGTTGTTTCCCTTGATTGGGTAATGATTGGTGTTAGAACCTTTCCCTTGAGTGGGAGTCTGATTGGTTGATACATATAGTCCGCCTTTTGGTTCAATTGAAAACGCCTTTGTTGGCTTGATTGCCTCTGTTGGTTTTTTTGGTTGTGGGTTCATTACTTTTTCCTTTGTGATGATTGGGTTAAGTTACAATGCCGGGGTTAGCGCCTCGGCTTTCTTTTTATTATTTATTACTATTATCAATCTTAATCAAGTTAGATTTATATCCGTAGAATTGCCTTTTTTCTCCAGCACGACACCTTTTTACGTATCCAAAATCAATCATCTCTGAAATACATTTTGTAACATAATAATTCTTCTCTTTAACTCTCTCAAGAATGTCAGGAATGTAAACTATAGAGTCATCCTCTCCCTCTATATGGATCATAAGATATAAAATAAATTTATGACTTGTCCTAATTTCCTTATTTGATAACAACATGTTGTTAAATGCTTCTAGCTTTTCTTCCATTTTATCCATTTGTATTATTCCTATAATACGTTACTCTTTAATTGCATCATTGAGATGCTCCATTTTTATTCACACTTGGGCGCGGTGTCCTCATTATTCCTTGAATGTACTCTTAACAACACCGCCCTTTGTTGACTTAGTCAAAAAATCATTAGACAATTAATAATTCCCTAAGTCTTCGGGGGATGTACCTCACGCCCCGTTCGATCCCCTGAGTCGTTCGGGGTAACTTTTCCCTTTACATTTTTCCTCATAGGTAATAAAACAAAATCATTCCACGATTGAATAAATCGTTTCGAGTTTTGGGACATCCCTGTACCTTATTTCTCGAATGGTCTGCATGCCCAGGAATCTAAAACACTTACCTATATGGGTGTTTTCAAGGCCGGTTTATCCGGTCTTTTTTTTGTTAAAAATGTTTTGGACAAAGAAACTCTTTCTTTAAGTCACCCTTTGTTATTTTCTCTAACTTAATAGCGTTCTGTAGTGATATTGACCTCTCTAGTTTAAACCAGGAGTTCAGTGTATTGATATTAATTTCATTATCTTCACAAAACGAAACAATAGTGGACCTGCTGAGAATCCATATTTTAAGCGCCATCGCAATTTCTTTTTTTTGTTCGTCTGATATTTTTTTCATTTTTATGTTGCTTTCCTTTTTATGCACTGCTATGTATATATAAGTACCTCATGCAGAGGTGAATTGCAATAGCAAACATATAGGAAAATAAAATGACACATAGAAGACTCACCACGGACGAAATCCGTTCACTCCAAAAAGAAATCAATAACCTCTGTTACGACATAGAAAAGTTTAAAGAATCTTCTGAGAGAGAAGATAACAGAGCTTACAACAGTCACTTAAGAACAATACTCACTGAGTGTATCAGCGATACAATTAATAATTTGTATAGTATAGTAAAAGATACTCAACAGGGAGTTACAGGATATGGACCGCTTTAACGATTACTCAAATGATTGTAAGTGCGCCAATAGCATCTATTTCAATGATGAATGCAATGGCGAATGTTTAATATTTGACGAAGAATAACAGGTAAAGATTATGGAAAAATACGTTTTAGACCTTCTTTCAGAGATAACGAATCTAAAAGATACAATTAGTTCCCTTAAGCAAAAAAACATCATGCTAGAGATGCTTAACAGGGAGACTAAAAATGGAAATTAAAGATTTCAAAAAGTTCACGGCCCTAACGCCAGAACAGAAAGAAAATAGAAACAAAGGAATTGGTGGAAGCGATGCCGCAGCCGTTCTTGGACAATCACGCTACAAAACACCTCTTGATATATACCAAGATAAGAAAGGTTATTCAGAACCGTTTAACGGCAATATGAATACTGCCCTTGGTGATTACCTAGAGGACTTCATCAGAGAAATGTACGCAGATCAAAAAGGTCTCACACTAGAGAAACCCGCTTCTGATCTTGAGATGGTTCATAAAGATTACCCATGGATGCGCTGCAACTTGGACTTCATGTCAAAGTATAGAAGCATCGTCGGAGAAATCAAATACACATCAAACGCAAAGGGTTGGGGTGATGAAGGAACGGACGAAATGCCGACTGAATATCTCTTACAATGTGCCCACAACTGTATTATTGCTGAGTCATTCTTTGGCATAGAATACGAAACGTTCCCATGCGTTGTTTTGATCCAAGGATTTGGTGGACCACAACTTAAGGAATTTTTCTATAAACGAAATCCCAAACTAGAATCTTTGATTATTCAAAAAGAAAAAGAGTTCTGGCTAGAGCACGTTGAAAAAGACATTCCACCCGCTGCCACTAACATAAAAGAGAATAACATTTCAGTTGAAGAGATCATTGATGAAGCCGTCATTGCCGATGAAACAACAATTGATCTCTATGAGCAACACAAGACAATCAACAAAGAGATCAAAGCTTTAAAGGATCAAGACGAAATGGTTAAAGCTCAGATCGCCCAAAGCCTAAATGAGAAGACAACTCTTGTTAATATGGAAGGTGAGCGCCTCGTAACATGGAAGCCACAGACTTCTAATAGGTTCGACACAAAAAGCTTCAAGAACGATAAGCCAGAACTATACCAACAATATGTAATGCAATCACAAACACGACCAATGAGGTTCCTATAATGAATAGAGATATTAAAAACATATACGATTGTGCATCAAAGCATGGACTGACACCCTTCATGTTTGATAGTGAAGTTATTAAGAAAAATGTCTTTAACATCGATTGCGGAAGAGTTCTAAGCCTCAATGTTAAGAAATATAAAAAAGAAGCTAAAAAGATTTTAAAGGAATATGAAAATGAGTAATGAAATTACCTTTTGGGAAGATAAATCAAACCTTAAATGTGTCAAAGAAATATATGGGAAAAGCCTTAATGATTCAGAATGGAACACGTTTCTTGAGATAGGAAAGGCAAGTGGATTGAACCCGTTCCTAAAAGAAATATGGGCAGTAAAATACGGGACCGCTGCTGCGCAGATTTTCATAGGTAGAGACGGGTATAGAATATTTGCAGTGAAAAATAAAGACTACGATGGTCACACGGTAAGCTCTATATATTCAAATGATACTCTCAAGGTTTCTAATGGGGCAGTCACCCATGAATACGCTCTAAAAAATAGAGGTGATCTTATAGGGGCTATATGTACGGTCTATAAAAAATCTACATCGGTACCTGTTTATGTTTCGGTAAATATTGAAGAGTACATTCAAAAACATGGTGTTTGGGCAGATAAGCCTGAGACCATGATTAAAAAGGTTGCTGAGGCTCAAGCTCTTAGAATGGCATTCCCTAAACAGTTCAACGGGACATATTCTGAGTATGAAATGTGGAATGAAAACCAGAAAGGACCTGGTATGCGAGTTGTCAAAGAGGAGACACCTTTATCAAAGGCCTACGCCTCAAAGGCCGATGAGATAACAGCATCGATGGGCGGTAATGTCGATCAAGTGGCAATCATTCATGAGCCAGAGGAAGCCATCACCAGGATTACAAAGATAGTAGATGCTATCCATGACCTTGGTGGTGATGATGAAGATATATGTGTCATTACGCAGGTTGATTGTATCCAGGACCTCGACGAATATAATGATAAACATATAGAGGGGCTAACGACTCTTGGAAAACGATTGAAGAGCATGAAACTAAGAGACGGTGATATATAAATGAAGGTGTTAGAACCGACTAAAGCAACATGTCCCTATTGCTTCTTAGATGTTAGCTCTTACTATGAGTGCGAACCTGCAAGGTGTGAGTGCGGACATACAAGAGTTATAGGATCAAAGGTTGAAATAGATGATCTTTATGATGAATAGTAGAAATGGAAATTAGGGGTGTAAAACCTTAATTCCCGAATATAATACGACAAACCCCTATGTATGTTGGATTATCATCAAAAGAAATAAGACTTAAACATATATAAAAAACGCAGAAATTTAAACACG